ACCCGACAAAGTAATCAGAACCATACCAGTTCCAGCCAATGTCCAAGTCAAAGCATGAATTTCAGATATAATTTTCTTCATATACTTAAACCTATTTGTTCCTTCGTTGACCTGCAGCAACGGTGGCAGCCCCAGCAGCCACCGCAATAAGCGTTCTACGGGTATCCACAGGAATAGTGGACCCCAACGGAACATAATCACCCAAACCGTCATCAAAGATGTTTATGGTTGATTCAAACGCAGTACGCACCTGCGTGGGAGCGGACTGGACTGCTTCAACCAAAGCATCCAACTGTGTGTTATCTAAAGAGGTTACATCTATGGTGGCAAAGATTTCTTCTGCCTGAGATTCTGTTATAACATCCAACACATCAGGGTTGGATGCCAACTCTGTTGCTTGTTCTACGGTAACTTCCGTATTTAGAATCTGTTCAATCAGTGCTACCGCTTCTTCTGGGTCCAAATCGGCTAATGTTTCTACGGCTGTAACAAACTGTTCTTCAGTGAGCGGCTCACCACTATCTAGGGCTTCTTCTAAGGCTTGGACAAGTTCTTCGGGTATTTTATCAACAATAATGTCTGGGACAGTCTCAGGCGTTTCTGGTGCGTCTGGCAGGGTATCAGGTATCGTAGTGTCAGGTATTTTAGTGTCTGGGACCGTATCAATAGTAGTAGTGGAGACTTCTAATGTTTCTGATGGAATTGTTACAATTGGTTCTGTTGTTTCTGGTTCAGGAACCGTTGTTGTCGGTTCTGGTACTGTCGTGTCTGGCGGCAGTGTGGTCGTTGTTTGAACAGTCGTAGTAGTTGGTTCTTCTATTGCAGCAACAGTCGTAGAGGGTGCAATAGTAGTAGTGGTCGTTGTTGATGTCGTTGTTGTCGTGGATGTTGTTGTAGGTGCCCATGTTGTAGTTGTTTCCTGAACCGTAGTTGTGGTTGGTGGCAAAGTTGTAGTAGTAGTTGTAGTAGTTGTAGTAGTTGTAGTTGTGGTTGTGGTTGTGGTTGTAGTTGTGGTTGTGGTTGTGGTTGCTGGACTGTTAGTGGTGGTGAACGCCTCATCGGGAACTATTGACCATCCCTGATTGTTGATATTCCAAGCCAACATTACACATGTGTTTCCACCATGCTCGTACACCCAAAGGTCTAGTGGATGGCTGCCTGCACTAATGTCTAGGGGACCTGATTCCATCCAGTAACAATGCTGGTCATTCCAGTTACCCCACTCGTTCCCACCAATGTTGATTGTGCCACCATCGTCCGATGCTAACCAAAACTCTATGGTATTATGTTCAGGGATTGTTATAAACCCTGTCATATGCACCATAAACAAATCAACAGTGCAATCTAGGTAAGGTTCACCGTTGTAGGAACGGTTGATGTTGTTTTCCACTTCACTACCGCAAACGGTATAGATGTTGTCTGCCCGTGTAGGTGGTACAGAATCAATCGTGTAGTAGGTGGTTTGTAATCCTAGGATTGGTTCAGCGTTGGCTTGCGGCGCAAACAACGCCAAAATTGCTACGGGCGCAAATATCAGCCAACGAGTATTACGCACATCAGGCTTCAGGCGACCATTCGGTAGCGGTGTTACCTTCAGCGACCCACGCATCATAAGCAGGCTTGTTTGGGTTGTCGTCCGTAAGTGGGAACGAACGAACACCACCGTCAGATAGTGGTTGCATAATGTGGCGTTGAACTTTACCAAACGATTCAATGTCAAGATAATAAAACATTACAGTTCCGCCGAAAATGCCAAATATGCTGCCGTTGAGTTGTTTGCTCGCAAAAAGTATGCTCGTGATGCCGTTAAACCAACACTTCCTCCTACAGTCACTGCACCAACAAGAGCGGTAGAAGAACCCGTTGCAAGCGCAAGAGAAGTAAACGCATAATCTGCAACACCTGGGAGTAGAATTTCCAATGTTGAAGATTCCACACTTGTTGGAATGGTTCTCATTTGGGTGGGAAAGTGCGTTATAAAATAACTGTCTGCTGTGTTTTCTGCTATGCCAAAACCAACAGTACCGTTTACCGCACCTACTGTGTGGCGGAAGTAATATCGTTGGCATTTAACCAATGTTGTGCTGATGTCCTCAAACTCAAATGGTGTAGCAACAGAACCAGCCTCCAACTGAACACCCGTAATCTGCCAATAGTTGTTGGTTGCAGCAGCAAGATTGGTTTGACCTACAGCACGATTAGCACTTACTCTTGATACCCAAGTTGTTGCAAGAGTTCCAGAACTATAAACCGTTCCAACACCAAGCCAAAAATTAATATCTAAAGAAAGTCCATTGTCGTTTGTAAATGCACCTGTTGTATCAGCAGGAAATATGATTGTTTTCTTTTCCCATGTTGCTGAAGCAATAACCGTATAGGAAGCCGACACTGAACGAGTGTTGTTTTGGTCTTGCAATTCTGCAATATATGTTCCAGTAACATTAGATTTAACCCAAAAACTGACCGCAAACTGTTTAGCGGATGCAGTTCCCTTCAGGAATTGCTGGATATTTTGACCTTCAAGTCTTGTTCTTGTGATAAGAAGGTCAACTGCTGCAGGTGAAGCATCAGCCGTAGTACAAAGAATTTTTAATGAGTTACGGAAGCCTGAACCTGTTGGGGCATCAGCCTCTACTGATTGTGTCCAAGTTCCAAGACTAATATTCCCTACACGCCAACGGTCTGCTGTGTGATAAGAACTATTTGCATCAGTTAGACCTGCTGCTGATGTTCCTCGTTGTGCAACCTGCATAGCACCATTGATAACCACATTACGATTAGACGACGGAACAGGTCGTTTACCATCCTGAGTTAAACTACTAGTAAGACGCTCAGACATACTTAAACCGCAATTCTATTTACGAAACCAAAAATTTCTATCTTAGAAGCCGTATCAGCAAAAGCACGAACAACCTTCGCAGTAGCATTACCCTGAACAACCAAACCAGCACAAACAAGCACAAGACCACTAGGAGTAGCATTAATAGATTGCTGGATAATGTCCTTAGTTACAGACACCCCACCGAACTCAATTGTCAAAGTAACTGCCGAAGTATGAATGTTTGCAGCATACAACCACACCTCATCAATCGTGGTAGCCGTAGAAGAAGCAGTGTGAATTGCTGTACCTGCTGTAGCCGTAGCCACAACAGTAATACCCAAACCATCACCCGTAGTACCTGCTGGTTGTAACGCTAATTTAGTAAATGTTGCCATATGTATATAACCTTCCGTTCCCTAAGTGGGGATTAACTAATAAAAATTTCTTGCTCAACCGTATCAACACGCTCAAATATCTGTAATTCTAACCACTCATCAGGGTTCAAATAATCAAAAACTGTTATATCGTAAGTAGTAGAAAAGTAACTATTATACAAATCGCCTAAAGTTTCGCCTACGGCACCCTCGTCTTTGAGCCACTGGTATGCCAAGGTACCACGATACTGCAAACCCTTTTCGGACCAGAAAGCATACAACAAATCACCTAAAGTTTGACCTGCAGATGGATAAGACCCAGCCAACGATTCAAACATTGCATCGTTAGTTGTTGTCATAATCCCTCATCTTCCTTGGCTCACCCTCGCAACAAGAATCTTTATATCCGCATTGTGGGCAAAGCCAACGAGTAGCCTCAGGAGGATACTCGCAACCACAAGTCGGGCATTCAATTAACCGACTCATTTATAGCAGTTTCTGTTCCTTACGGAACTCAATCTCAGAATGAGCGACTGACGCTATTAGGGCATCTAGTTCTGCGTCAGAGATTTCTGACGGTTTCTGTGAGTGTTCAACATGTAGTTGTGTTGGGGCTAGACGGTTTGTTGCTTGTAGGTATAGTTTGGCGGAGTTGTTGTCTCCTTCTAAGGCACGGGCGTATAACGAATCCAAAATTTTTTGGGTTCGTTCTGGTGATTGTTGTAGGTCGGTTACTCGGCGTTCCCATTCCATTTTGAACATCGGTTTCTTTTTCCACCTGCGTAGTGTGGTTTCGTCTACGCCGACTTGTTCCGCATATTTTTCTTGGGATGATGGGACCCGATGTGATTGGGGTACTAGTAGCCAGTTCAAAAACTTTTCTTGCCGTTCATCTAGAATGTTGTCCATGCCATTATGTGATAGGTTCCCCGT